AAAGATTGCAGGAGATCGTACATTCGATCCTTGGACAATTACAGTAATTAATGATGTTGATTTTAAAATTAGAACAGCATTTGAAAGATGGATGAACTTGATCAATAAGCATGAAGATAACTCAGGACTTACTGATCCAACAGCATATCAAAAAGATTTATTTGTAAGACAATTAGGTAGATCAAACGTAAGTGGGCCCACTCCTCAAAGTGACGCACAATTACCTGTTCTCAAAATGTACAAGTTTCACGGAACTTTCCCAACAAACATTTCAGATATCCCTCTATCTTACGATAGTTCAGATACTCTTGAAGAGTTTACAGTAGAACTACAAGTACAATGGATTGATGTTCAAGATTCACAGTCTAAGACACAAATTGGCACAGGATCATAAATAGTGCTATAATAGTAGCAAAACAGTTATACGATGGCAAAACTTTTTGGATTTAAAATCCCCGAAGGAGAGGATAAAAAATCGAAGGGGGTGGTATCTCCAGTCCCCCCAAGCGATGAGGATAAATCAGACTTTTATGTCTCTAGTGGATTTTATGGCCAATATGTTGACATTGAGGGTGTTTATAAGAGTGAGCAAGATTTAGTTCGTAGATATCGTGAAATGTGCTTACACCCAGAGTGTGATAGTGCAATTGAAGATGTTGTAAACGAAGCAATCGTTTCTGACTTAGATGATTCACCAGTTGAAATTGAATTATCAAATCTAAATGCATCGGATAGATTGAAAGATTCTATTCGAGAAGAATTTAAATATATCAAATCTCTCATGAACTTTGATAAGAAGTGTCATGAGATTTTTCGCACTTGGTATATTGATGGTCGAGTTTTCTATCATAAAGTTATTGATTTAGATAATCCATCAGAGGGAATTCAAGATATCCGTTATATTGATCCACTTAAAATAAGATTAGTTCGTGAAACAGATAAAACAGGATCAAATAGACTATCACCATTTGATGTTGCAAAAAATGGAAATGATCCAAAGAATGCAGGTGCTCCAAAAATAAACGAATATTATGTTTACAATCCAGATGGTGCATCTAAAGGTAGTGGAATATATCCAAATAAAAGTGCAAAAGGTGTAGTTAAAATTGCAAAAGATGCAATTACATATTGCACATCAGGATTAGTAGATCGTAATAAGCAAACAGTTTTATCATACTTACATAAAGCAATTAAAGCACTTAACCAATTAAGAATGGTTGAGGACTCTCTTGTTATATACAGGTTATCAAGAGCACCAGAAAGAAGAATATTTTACATTGATGTTGGTAATCTTCCAAAGATTAAGGCTGAACAATATCTTCGTGATGTTATGAATCGTTATCGTAACAAGTTAGTGTATAATGCTGACACTGGAGAGATTCGTGATGACCGTAAATATATGGCAATGCTTGAAGATTTTTGGCTTCCAAGAAGAGAGGGTGGTCGGGGAACCGAAATCACAACATTACCTGGTGGACAAAATCTTGGTGAGTTAACTGACATAGAATACTTCCAAGCAAAATTATACAAAGCATTAAATGTTCCATCAAGTCGATTAGATAGTCAAGGTGGATTTAACTTAGGCCGTTCATCTGAAATATTAAGAGATGAACTTAAGTTCACTAAGTTTGTAGGAAGATTAAGAAAAAGATTTTCTCAAGTTTTCAATGATATGTTGAAGACTCAACTAATTCTTAAAAATATTATCACACCAGAAGATTGGAGTGAATTGGAAGATCACATTCAATACGATTTCTTATATGATAATCATTTCTCAGATCTTAAGAAAAATGAATTATTAAATGAGCAACTTGGTGTTGTTGCATCGATGGAACCATATATGGGTAAGTATTTTTCTAATCATTTTGTTCGTACTAAAGTTCTTAAGCAAACTGAAGATGATATTAAAGAGATTGATAAGGAAATAGAAAAAGAAATTAAAGATGGATCATTAATGGATCCAAATGCAATGGTTGATCCAAATACAGGTGCACCAATGGATCCCAATATGGATCTAGGACAACCAATCACAGAACCAGATCTTGAAAGTCAAGGTTCTGCAACGGAAGCACCTGAAGGTGGAGAGATATAAATAAATATTAGTCAATATAATATTTTCTTAACATGGATGATTTAATGGATATGATGGTCGCTGATGCATCTGCGTCTGATATTAGTGATAAAATTAAAGAAATTTTATACACAAAGAGTGCAGAAAAAGTTGATGCTGTTAGACCAGCTGTGGGTGCAGGTTTATTTGGTGAAGAAGAACCAGCTGCTGAGACTGAAGTTGCTAATGAATTAGAAACTGAAGAAGAACCACAAGAGGAAGAGGAACCAAATGTCTAGAATATTAGTCAAAGGATCACAAATTACAGTTCCAAATAGTGTTGGTGCTGGAACAAGTTTTAGTGAAGCAACTCTTATTCGTTTAGTAAATCCAAGTAGTAACAATAGAGTTATTACTGTTGCTGAAGATAATGGAGGTTCATCTACAATAGGAACTTTTACAATACTAGCAAATACATCAGAAATGTTGGAAAAAAATCCAACAAATATTGTTTTTGTAAATGCTGGAACTGATGTATTAGGTGCAAAAGTAGGTTACACAAATTAGAAAAATGAAATTAATCACAGAAGAAGTAGCAAGCGTAAAATTTGTCACCGAAGGTAAAGGTGCATCTAAAAAGATGTATATCGAAGGTGTATTCTTACAAGGCAACATTAAAAACAGAAATGGTAGAATGTATCCTGTCGAAACTCTCGCAAGAGAAGTTAACAGATACAATGAAGCATTTGTTGGGAAAGGTAGAGCACTTGGTGAACTTGGACATCCAGATGGCCCAACTGTAAACCTTGATCGTGTTTCTCATAAAATTACATCACTCGTTCAAGAGGGAGATAATTTTAAAGGTAAAGCACAACTACTTAATACTCCAATGGGTAAAATTGCATCTTCACTTTTAGATGAAGGTGTGATGTTAGGAGTTTCTTCTCGTGGTGTCGGATCGTTAAGAGAAGATCGTAATGGATGTAAAGTTGTAGGTGAAGATTTTATGTTAGCAACTGCTGCAGATATAGTTGCTGATCCATCTGCACCTGATGCTTTTGTATCTGGAATTATGGAAGGAAAAGAGTGGATTTGGGAAGGTGGAATTCTTCGTGAACAGCAAGCAGCACAAACACAGAAGAGAATAAACACCCTCGTTGACCAAAAACGTCTTGATGAAAAGAAACTTGAACTATTTGGCGATTTCTTGTCAAATCTTTAATTTATAAATAACTATAGTAAATTTTAAACAAAGGTTAAATCGGAGAGTTACAAATGTCTCGTGGTACAAAATTACAAGAAATGGAAGTAAAGACACAGCAATCCAAGACTGTTGTTAATGCTAATGCAAAACCTGCAGATCCAATGCCAACAATGGCAGATCCAGGTACACAATTAGGAAACGTGGAAGATCTTGGAGGGCCTACACCTGAAAATTCCAAACCAGATGATGATTCAAATAAGTTGAAAACACCTGGTGGTACACTTAAGCAAGTTAAGGATATTGTAACCAAAGGTGCAAAACCTGCAGATCCAGCTCCAGCTGGAATGAAAGAGGAAGAAGAAGTTGATGGTGAGGTCGTTGCCGAAGAACCAGAAGTTTCAGAAGAGAAATCCGAACTTCATAACAAAGTTGAAGAAGCAATAGCATCTAACGAAGAGGAAGTTATTGAAGAGGAAGAAGAAACAATTGAAGTTAACGTTGAAGATGATATTAATGCATTAATTGCTGGTCAGGAACTATCTGAAGAGTTTCAGGAAAAGGCAAGAATGATTTTTGAAACAGCAATTAATTCAAAAGTTGCAGTGATTAAAGAAGATATGGAGAAAAAATATGAGGAAGCATTACAAGAAGGATTAGAAGCAAGTAAAATTGAGCTCACCGAGAGGGTGGACTCTTACCTAGAATATGTAGCTGGTGAATGGTTAGAGGAAAACTCTCTTGCTGTGGAGCAAGGGCTCAAGGCAGAAATGTCTGAGTCATTCCTAACTGGAATGAAGAGTCTATTTGAAGAACATTATGTATCAATCCCTGAAGACAAATATGATGTACTTGAGAGCATGGTAAATAAACTAGATGATATGGAAGAAAAACTCAATGAGCAAATCGACAAGAATGTTGGTTTAACCAAGAGATTAGCAGAATCAAAATCAGATGGAATTTTAAGTGACGTTTCTGAAGGACTAGCAGTTACTCAGAAAGATAAACTTGCATCTCTTGCTGAAAGTGTTGAGTTCGAAAGTGAATCCGATTACCGTGAGAAACTAGTTACATTGAGAAATTCATATTTCCCAACAAGAC